GGGCATCAGCGCTTTCAGCTTGGCCTCTCCGCTCAACGAGTTCATCAAATGATTACGCACCCACGCGGCCTGCTGACCGGGATCGCCCGGGATGCTCTTGAGTTCACGCACTGCGGCGTCCTGCGGAAGCAGACCGTTTTGCACTGCGCTGACGATCTGCTGCGCAATCGACGGTGCCATGTCGGCCTTCCCCAGATTCGGATCGATTGCCACCGAGCCGATCATTCCTCGCAGATTCTGCTGCTGTTTCAGCGCTTGCTCCAGCTTGCCGGTGTCGTATTGCAGTTGCGAGTTACGTTGCTGTGCGATCTGGCCCATGAACTCAGGCAGGAACGCGCCAGCGCCGTTCTGGCTTGCGATGGATTGCAGTTTGCCGAAGTCAACCTCACCAGTGTTCGGGTCAACCGACTGACGATAGGCTTCAGAAATGGCCTTATTCGCGCCCAGGCGCATCTGGTTCTGCTTCAAGCTTTGAAGGCTCGCGGCAGTCTGGATCGGCTGCTGGAGGGCCGCAAATGGGTTCGGCGTTTCTACTTGTAGCGGGATGGATGGATCTAGGGCCACGTTAACCTCCCATGCTGAATTGGTTCATGGACGGCATCTGCCACCCTGGCAGCGAAGACTCAGGGATATACACGCCGGGCGACGCGGCGTTCTGGCCGGGCTGTGCGCCCAGCATCGAATACAGCATCCCCGCGCCTCCCAGGCTCGATAAGCCACCGCTCAATGCCTTAGCCGCGCCCATTTGACCGGCTGCCTGCGCATTTGCGCCACCCATGAGGGTATTGCCGATATTCGATGCGGTCTGTATTCCTGCATCTCCGACGCCAGCCGCTGAGTTCTGGCCAAGTTTCACAAGACCCGCCAGACGGTTGTATTGGTCGCCAGCCTGTCCGTAGTTCGTGTTGAAATTCTGCAGGGCGTTTTGATACTGCTGCTGGAAAGTCTGGCTTGCCAAGCCGGTGTTGTACTGGTCGAGCCCCTTCAACTGCGCGCCAGACAGGCTCAGCCCCTTCGCTGCCATCGCGTTGTCCAGAGCCTTGTTACCCTGCTGCTGCGTGAACTGGTAGCCCGGCGTTTGTTCCAACTGCTGCATGGTCGGATTGAACGAGAACTGATCGTTCAGGCGCCCGCTACCAAGAAACTGCTGGAGCATCGGGATTGTGGACGTGCCGAGACCCATGTAAGGAGCCAAGTTCTGCTGCATCTGCTGGAACTGCTGCATTTGCAGATCGGATGCGCGATTGGCTGCATCGGCCTGAGTATTGGCCGCGCTTCTTGAGGCAGAGGAAGAAAGAGCCGCCCCCGCCAGACCTGCACCTGCTACTGCTGCTGCGACGCACATATCTAACCTCTCTTGATGTCTTTAATTTTGAGTTCCATTACGACGTCGTCGGCGATATAGCCGCGACGCTTAAGAATCTCGAACATCTTTCCCGTCATCGTGACAGGCCAGCCGATGATGCTGATGCCACGTCGCCTAAGTACCTCTTCAATTTCAGAAATGAAGCGAGACATGGAGCGTCTGAAATCAGGCTGCACATAAAACGTATCGACGTTCCCGCACAGTTCCGTTTTCAGATGCAAGCTCTTGTAGAGGATAAGCAACGCATAGCCGCGCAGGGCCTTGTCATCGTCACGCAAGGTCATTGCGATAAGCGATTGGTTCTCAGCGAGATAAAGATATTGATCGATGTCGGGATCAATCGCGAGCCCACGCTGGCCGTGATAAGCGCACGTATCTTTTTTAATTTCCGAGCATTCATCCCAGCTCTGTTGCCCAAGCGGGACAATCTCAGCCGCAAGTTCGCGGGTGAAGGGCTCAATTGCAATTGTCGCCATGATCATACGATCTCCACGCCGTCGATAGCGACCGTGATGGCCGTGTTAGCACTTGCCAGCATGCGAATCATCGTCCCGGCCGGCATGGTCTTCCCGGCGAGTTCAGGCGACACATATGGCTGACCGGCCGAAAGAATCGTGTATTGTGGGTCGACGATGCGATTGGATGCAGATGACGAGCCAGCCGAAGGCACGATGTTCACCGTGATCGCGACCGCGCCGGCGCTCGTATTGGTGAACGTCGCGCGCTTGATGACGCCGGTCGTGTTTGCTGGAACGGTGTAATACAAGGCGTCAGCATTCGTAAGCTGCTGCGGCGCCACCATCTGTTTTGCTGTGATCGTCATGTCAGTCCTTTATTGCAGGCGATACCAAGTCGTGTTCGATGCGCGGTAAATGAATGCGTAGCCCTGCTGTCCCGTCGTGCTGACAGTGAAGGCTGTTGGTGCGTTTTTGATGCTTTGCCCCGCGTTTGCCGATACGGTCAGGGCGGTGATGTTCTGGGAACTGCTGATCCGGATTTCCTGACCATTCACTGGAGAAGCTGGCATCGTGATCGTTCCGGTTGCCAGCGTGCCGGCCGGATCGAGGACCAGCGTCCGCACGCCCGCGCCGATCGTGATAGAGAACCCGGTAGCCGGCGTCTGGTACGAATACGACTGGTCGGCGACGCCTTTTGCATTGACCAGATTGCCGCTATCATCGAAGGTGACGGCGTCGACGAACGAGCCTGCGATGCGGGTCGAGAAGATCAGCGAGCACGCCTCGGAACCGGCCGTCGCGTTACTCACGGTGACGCGCATCTGCCCCCATACCAGCACCGTGCCGCTGGCGTTCGGGGCATACACTCCGAACGTCCCAGGCTGCGAGCCCACGCCGGCATTGCTGGTACGGCCGGCTACGATCGTGGCGCCAAGGGACGTCCGAAAATCGGCGATACCTGTCGTCAGTCCGCCGATGGACAACTGTGTGAACGTTCCAGCCTTGGCCGTCGTCGCGCCGATGGTCACGTTATCCATCGCCCCGGCCGTAGCCGGGTTGATCGTGACAAGGCCAGTACCAGTGGGGGAGAGCGTTACGTTGGCATTGGCAGGGCTCAACGTCACAGCCTGGGTAGCTGACAGTGTTGTGACGATCGCCGCGGCTGGAGTCGTGACGCCAAGAGTGCCATTGAACTGCCCAGAGAACGACGGGGCCGTAAAAAGCCCGGTCGATGGATTCCACGTCAGTTTCGTGCTGCTGATCTTGAGCGCAGACGTGCCGGCCCCGGTGCCGAACGCCGGGTACATTGTCGCGTTCGTGGTCGTGTCGTCCGTCAACGTGATGCTCGTGGCGTTGTTCGTCGTCAGGCCGGTGATACTGCCGCCCGTGATCTTCACGTTGCCAGCGTCCTGCGATGCCATCGAGCGGATAACGTCGACTCCCGTCATCTGGTCGATCAATGCATCCTGAAGCCGCCTCGTGACCTTTGTGAGCACGTCTTGTGCCTCGTGCAGGATCAACGCCACATCCAGAGCCACGGCGTCCAACTGCGGCTTCTTTGCGGCAGTATCGTCACCATTGCTCAGCAGCGAAAACTCGGTGGCCAACTGGTCCGCCTGCGACAGGCGACGAGAATCATCTGGCAGCGTTTGCAGCAGCGTATTAAGACTATCGACTGCGTCACCAAGAACACTTATGGCCGGGTCTTCCACGAGCGTCTGAAGTTCCACGCTGAAGTCATCGAGCGCTGTTCCTTGGGTCCCTCCAGTGCGCCGGAATAGCTGAATCAGGAACATGAACCATGCTTCGCTGATGCGGCCGTCCGGACGAACTAATGGCTCGTTAATGAGCGGGACGTTTGTGACGTAGTTGCTCATTGGAGGTTCGACTCCGCTTGCACCCACGCACCCAATAGGGCAGTCTTAACCGGCGCCGACCACGACAGTTCAAATACCCGGTCGCGTGCCATGCCGAGGCGCTGGAACTGGATCGAGGTAAGGTATTCACCTTCTAGGCCAAGGCTTCCACTGATGGCATTGCCCCACGATTTACCGCGGGTGTCGCTCCAGCGTAGAAACACCGGGACAGGGTCATTCGTGCCGGTCCCGTTACCTACTTCCATGTTCGCAATGAACTCTCGATACCGGATCCGGTCAGAGTTGTCATCGGTCGAGTGTGCGAACGAGCGAATGCGCGCTATCGGCGAGCCGTTGTCCGTGTATTCATTGACATCCCATGCGTACAGGTTGCCGTTCTCCCAGTCGCCTACGACGGCCGTGTCATAGACGGAGGCATGGCAGTTTGCCCGGTGACGATTGAAGTTCCCATTCCCATCGAGCCACGCCAGCTCGTTCCACTGGCCCGTACTCAAGTCGTATTGCCACGTCTTGTTGGCAGTCGGGAAGTACAACACGTAGAAGAAGTGGCCTTCGATCTGGTATGTGAACCCTTGCGCATCATCCAGTGTCGCGTAGCCGGCCATTTCGTCATCCATCGCGAACGTCGAAATCTGCTGTGCCGCGAACTGGTTGGTTCTGCAAACCATCGCGCGGCCCTGTGGCGACTGTGCCAGCCAGTAGAACTCGCCGTCCATTTGCGCGATAGTCGCTGCGGCAGTGCAGCCGTATTGCATGAATACGCCCGGCATGCGCTCAAAAGCGAACGTTGCGCCGCCAGCGTTGAACCAAATCTCCGTCGTTGCAGCCCCAAACAGGTAAATGTACCTGCGCGCTACGCCGAGTCCGATAAGCGTGTCTGAATAGCCGGACTTCGATGCGAAGTCCGTAGCGTCAAACGCGAGTTGGTTGTCCAGTGACACATAGAACTGCTGCGTGCCTGGATTGTTCAGCAGGAAGAAGCCATCGACGAAGTCGACAGTGTTCGCGCCAAGGAACGCAGCGTCGGAAACTTGAGAAAAAACGTTGCCAGTCAATGCTATCGAATAGCCTTTCGACGAGCCATCCACAATCAGCACGTAATTCCTGTTGTCCGTCACGGAAATCGGGCCGCTTGTCGTTTGCATATCCCCAAGGCGCGTCGCTACCCAAGACGACGAGATCGCATAGACGGACGAACCACAAACACCGTAGAGTTGGCCATTGGATGCCGCCCACAGGCCGCGCCACCCACTGCCAGTCGTAGGCGTTACCGAAAGGAGCAACGTCAAACCTGGAGTCGGGTAGTACGTGAACGGGAAGGGCGATCCATCCGGATTCTTTTCGGGGTAGAGGTTCACGCACCGCTGCGCCGCAGCGATTAAGCTTCGCGCCTGGTAGGCCCCGACAGTGAGCGCGAACCGGGCCATTAGTTCGTTCCCCCGATGTAGTAATCGCCGTAGATGTTGAAGGTGCCCGAGTTCTTCTTAAGAGCCGTCGGCATCTGCAGCAGCGGGATTTGTGCGTTCGCTTCCTCGATGATGCGAAGGCTCGCTTCGGCCTTCTTCTCGGCGCGCGGGTTCTCCGGCAGACCGAATGCCACACCGAGTTCCAGCACTAGATTCCACATCAGCGCCGCGCTGTATTCAGGCGGAAGAACGATGGTGTCGTGGATCGTTGAGAATTGCTGCAACTGCTGCATGACGGTCAGGAAGATCTCGTACTGATTGTTTGGGATCGGCCACGGGTACACATTCCCGATCGGGAAAGCGCCGTCGTAATAGATCACCTGCGGGAACGAGTTCAGGTTCTTGATCGAGATACGGTTGTAGTCCTCGACCGCACGCAGGATCTGGAAGGGATAGTCGACGGGAAGAGGCGTGTTCTGGTTCTGCCGGAAGAATGCCGACTCCAGCTTCGCCGGACGAGGGATATCAAAATCTCCACCCGGGCCGACCGTATAGGACTGCGCGCCAGTAGCTTGCTTCGATACCGTCACCAGTTGATAGATCATGTAACGGCGCCGCTGCAACTGCGCCATCATCATGTTCAGCAGGTTGAACGCATCGTTCATGTCTTCTGCGCTGGCCGTCTGGCCGACACCAAGCACGTTCGTCGTTTTCAGTGCGAGCGTGATCAGATCGGAGGGCGTGGTCGGGACCGGCGAACTCATAGTCAGCTGCCCACTTCGAAGATTTCGTAGGCAACGACTGATGTATCTGTATTGTCAGCCGACGTGATCGTGAAGGACGTTCCAGCAGTGCGCGCGGTGACCGCAACAGCCTTGGGCGCGGTCACTGTGCCAAGAGATTGAACCGTCAGTTGGATCCGGCTCGTGGCCGTCACGCTCGTATTCGACACAGTGACGGTGCCTGCGACGAGCGTAGCGACGCCCTGCTTGGCATTCGCGCCTTCCTTGACCGTCAGACCAACACTTGTGTTGATCGACCCGCTCGCGCTGAATGCGCCCGTGTGAACCCAGGATCCGCTGCCGCTGCTGCTTGTGATGCCTGTAACGCCGCTCGCCTGTCCTCCTGTGATGGAGAACACATCGAGGAACGCATTCCGCGCATCATTTGCAAACCGGAATTTGATTGAGCCCGTGATAAACAGCAAATCAGCCGAGCGATTATTCACCGTGTTCGACTGATCGTAAAAGCTTTGCATTGCCCACGTTGGAGAGCTTCCCCATGTGATGCCGCTATTCGTCGGGCTAGGAGCTTGGGCATTCGCCGAAGAACTGACGCCCTCCGCAATCAGCGGACCGAGAATGTTCGCGCTCGTCGAGTTCAGCGTCGTGAATGCGCCTGCGACCGGCGTGTTCTGGCCGATCGGCGTATTGTTGATGGAACCACCAGTGACCACGGCGCCGGAACTCGCCAAGGTGTTCAGCGTCGCTTGTCCGCTAGCAGATAGGGTCGTAAATGCGCCACTGGACGGCGTCGTAGCACCGATAGGAGTGCCATTGATAGCTCCGCCACCGATTGGCGCATTGATGGTCGAATTGGGGCCAATCGTCACGCCATCAATCGCGCCGCCAACGATATTCACGATGTCTGAACGCTCGCTGCTCAGAGATTGGTACTGCGTAGGCAAAGTCGTGCCCAGGTCAACGAAAGCCCCCGGCGTGAAGTAGTGGCCACCTTGAACGTAGTACGTGCCTTTCTGTGTACTCAGAATGGAATACGCCCCGCTATTGTTGAAGGTCGCCATCACTCACCCCGCGCTTTCTTGATCATCTCCGCAAGCTTTTCCTCGCCTGTGCGGTGATGCGGGTTCAGGCCCAATGCGCGGGCCTCCACGAATAGAGCTTCGCGCGCTGGCACATCGTCACCGATTGCGGCAGTTTCCTCTTCTTCGTTGTTCACGACGATGCGCTCGCCGTTTGCCAGTTCCACCCACTTGGGGAACTCGTGGTAGACGTACGGTGCCGTGAAATTGCGCATGTTCGAATGCATCGTGCTTCCCTCTTAAGCGTTTAAAAAAACCCCGGCGCGAACACCGGGGCAAAACCCCAGGAGAGAACTGGTTACACGACGTCCGCCACGATGCAGGCCCATTCCGGACGGATGGCTGCGTAGCCGTACAGGATGTCCATACGGGTGATGAGGTTGTCGCTCATCACGTCGTACGCGGTGATCATCCGCATCGACACTCCGTCGAACTCCGCACGCGCCGACTCGACCACGCCCGACGTCGGCATGACCAGATCGGCGGTCGCGAGGGTGAAGGCTTCCGGGTAATAGGCGAGGTTCTGACGGTACTTGCTGCCAGCGGTCATGACGAGGGAGATCGCTGCGCTATTGGCCGGCGATGCGGTCACAGTGTTGAATGCAGCCGGCGCCGGGACGATGGCAGGGTAGATCGGGATGGAGGTCGCGCCACTTGCCACGTCTGCAGTCACGACGAACTGTTGCAGCGTGCCGTAGTCGTCGCCGGTCAAGCGGTTGATAGCGTCCACGCCAGCGATGGTGATGATGTCGCCTTGCTTCAGCGTGCCGGTGATGGCGTTGGTGACCAGCGTGTTGCCGGTTTGGCCGCCGCCGTTGACCGTACCCGCGGTGAAAGTGCCGACCGTGTGGACTTTCGTAGTCTGGTCCATCATCCAGTCGAAGCCCAGCGTGTCCGTCGTGATCATGCCAGACTCGTACTGCTCGCTGATCTTGCGTTGCGGGTTGAACAGGCCGGTCAGCGAACCAACGGTACGTGCTTGGGTCAGCGGGTCCATGATGATCTTGCGATCCATGCGCGGCGACAGCGCTTGGTCCAGCGCGGCACCAGCTGCCAGCCAGGTCGTAGCATCCGGAGACACGAGGCTGCCGCTGGAGGTCTTGAATGCGATGTTGCTGGCAGTGTTCGCGACGGACATCAGGTCGGCAGCCACAGAAGCAGCAAGGCGGTTCACGGCCGGCGCCAGGATGCGTTCGCTGTAGTCGTCCAGGGACATCGTTTTTTCGGCGGTACCGAACGAAACAGGGACGTTCTTCTGGTTTGCGACGGTGAGCGTGGTGTTCTGCTCGTTGGTACCTTGCGGCGTGATCGCCGGGCCGCTGTTGACGACGTAATCGTTCGGCAGGCGGACGCGCAGGGTGTTACCGATCTTGGCGCCGTCACGGGCGAATTGGTCGTCGTACTGCTTGTTGACGGTGCGGAGGAAGGCGTTCGTCTGCGAGAACAGACGTACCGCCTCGTTGGTGATCATGTTGATGGTAAGTAGGCTGTTAGCCATGAGTAGCTCCGAATAGGCAAAGAAAAATGCGATTTCTCGCGTTTCGTCTCTGCCCTGCGGAGACTGCTTAACGGGCCAATCGACAATTAACGGCTTGTCTCTGCCTACTTACCCCTGATGTCAGGTAGGTGTTGCTAGTACTGCGATTTACCGGCGCTTACGTGCCGTTTGCTGCCGCCACGTGAACCATTCTTTCGAGCCGACGGCCGGTTCAACCGTGTCCGAGCCCGAAGAGCCACCCTCGATGGCTTGAATAGGCGCGGGGGCCTTCGAAATCTGCTTCGTCATTTCCTTCGCTGCCTTCGTGGACAGCTTGGTCATCTCGATACCCATCTGAATCGGGCTCAGACCAGCGATGCGGACCGCTTCGCCCAGGTTGTCGTGCTTGCCGAGCCATGCAACGACCTTCTCGGCGTTCGGGATTTCGGCGATCACGCGCAGGAACTCAGGCCCACCTACGCCAGCAGCATTCAGGTTCGAGACGGCGGCATCGAAGTCGGCGCCGAACTCCTTGCGGCCGGCTTTCTCGATGCTCACCAAGCGTTCTTGCTCGCGTTCCTGTGCGCGCATGTTCTCGGCATAGGCCCGTGCCAGTTGATCGACACTCTGCGGATTCGCTTGCATGTGCTGCTGCTGCTGATCGGCCGGCACCATCGATTGCGCGCGCTCGTATTGCTCCTTCCAACGCGCTGCCTCGGCCTCGGCTTCGCGGCGTTTGGCCGTGATTTCAGCGATACGGCGAAGTGCCCAGTCTGCAGGCGCGGGCTTTTGTTCCTGCTGCTGCTCTTGGGGCTGCTGCTCCTGCTGTTCAGCCGTTGCTACCTGCTCTTGTTGCTGTTCCTGTGGCTCTTGAACTTGGTCGTCCATTTTTTATGCTCCTTGGGGCGGTCAAACTGGTGCGAGCACGGTATTCATTCCGGCTTCGTATGCTGCATCTGGGTCCATGCGTTCTTGCGTCAGGTTCTGCGCTGGATTCGGCGCTGTCATCATCTCCTGCATGGTCTTGCGCACAACTGCCGAGATCTGCTCGGGGTCCAGTGCACCTACGAGTGCCTTGAGACGGTCCGTCTCCGCCTTGAACGCGTCGACGATGGTTTCCTTGTCGTTCTCCATGCGTAGGGCAAGATGGTTCAGTGCGTCCATGTCGAGGCGCTGCTTCTCCATCTCCTGTGCTTTGGTCTTGTCCTGCAACTCCTGCTGCAAGTGCTGGATGACCTGCATCGCCTGCTGTAGCTGCTGCTGGAGTTGTTGTTCTTCCGGCGACGGGCCTTCTCCCAGGATCGACTTCGGGATCCAGTTGCGCATGCGCTCTTGCAGCTTGTCGGCAGCGGGAAAGTCGGCATTACCCATGTAGAGATCGCCGATCACCTGTGCCAGTTCAGGGGCGGATGCCAGAAGCTGCGTCATCGCGTTGAACGCATCTTCCCGGCGAGTCTCGAAGTTCGGGCCAGCCTTCGCCACCACGTCATACTTGCCCACGTTCGGGTTGAAGATGGCCGCAACCTTCGCTTCGCCCTCGTCCTTGTTCTGCTGCAGCGGCATCTTCTGCGTCGGGTCAATCTGGATCTGCTGTTCCTCACCATCTTCAGCGAGGATGCGGATGATGCGTTTGGTGTCGTAGATCTTCGGGATCAGGTCGATGATCTGCTTGCCAGTGAAGCGGATTGCCTTCGACAGGTTGTCCACGAAGTGGAACGTGACGCGCGAGCCCTGTTTCTGTCGGCGCTCGATCGACACACCGGAGATCTCGTTACCCTGTTCGCTGAACGTCGCTTCGTACTGACCTGAAGCCATCATCAACTCACGTTCGGCAGCCTGCATCCCATCCATGAACACAGGAGCAGAGGAGGGCGGCTGTTGACGCTCCGGCGACGGGATCGGATTGCCATTCTCGTCAGCGTGGTTGTACGGCAGGTAGGCATGGTTCTGCGTGTTGGCACTCGCCCAGTAGTTCTCCAGCCCCTCGATCGCTTCGACAGGCGCCATGTATGGCGACTTGCTTTGCAGTGCACCGAACTCCAGCGCGGCAGATGCGTTGTAGTTGTAAGCGCGTTGCGCGTCCTTCAGGTAGCGCACGAGCCCCTTGCGATCAAGACGGCCTTCCATGACAATCTCTTCGCCCGGGATACGGATGATCGGGATGTACTTGCCTGCCCACGTGCTGGACTCGACGATCTTGTCGCCCACGATCAGGTAATGCATCACTGTGCGTTTGTCTACGCGCCGGCGCTGCGCGTTGCCCTGGTCGAATGCTGCCTTGAGCATCGGCCGCGCCTCGTCTGGGAGCTCCGACTCACGCACATATTCGATGCCGTTGTCGCCTTCGACCGCGTACAGCCACTCCTTGGATTCGATGACCTCGTAGTACTCGGCGACACGCACCACGTCCTTGCGGTTCCACGACAGTGCGCCATCACCGAACGTCTGCTTGTCCAGCACAGCACCGTATTTGGCTTCTGCTTTATCACGCGGCATGTCATCGAACACGAAGCCGAAGCGAGCGTCGGAGCCGTCCACCGTCTTGATGTGCGGATCGAGGTAGACCGACAGCGGGTCGGGGATCTGGCGGATGTAAATCTCTTGGTCGAAGCCGTTCTCGTCGGCGTAGTCAGTGACAATACGCCAGTATCCGATGCCGCCACCAACCTGGAACTCGCTGGCCTTGTCGTAAGCCGTCTGCGCGTCCGAGATATACTCGATGTGGCGCACGATGCCCTCGATGATCTGCGCGGCTTCGTACGTGGCCTGATCACCAGTCGGGTGCACGACGACCGATGGCTTGTTCTCTTTGCCCTCGTTGACAACGTGCAGCCAGTGAGTATGCGTCTTGTTGATCGTGACCATCGGCTGGTCTTGGATCTGCCGGCGCGCACGCACCGCGGCATTCCACTGCTCCTGATTGTCAGAGTCGGCAAACAGGAAACGGATGTCGTCCTTGAAGCGCTGGCGCGTGTCCTGCTCCCACTCTACGCAGAGCTTGAAGCGCTTATGGGCGCGAGCGACGATGTCCTTTGAACGTTCAGCCATGGTCACATCCAGTACCCGGGCGTGACGCGCCCAGGCATCGCCAAACGAGGCTTGTTGATCTTGTGTTCTGGCTTCTGCTTCGCTTCCTTCAGCGCGATAGCCATGTAGCCGAATGCATCCGACGCGTGCGAGGCCCAGTCATGCAAGGGCTCGCTGCTGAACTGCTTGGTCTCTTCGTCGACGCGATAGCGGTAGTTGCGCAGTGCATCCAAGCCCAGTTCCGTCTTGCGCTCGTCGAAGTAGCAAAGCGGCAGGATCAGTCGCGCAGCCTCAATACGCGTGTCGACCGACGTCTTTGGAACCGTGCGCGTCTTGAAGCCAGCCGTGCGCAGCTGCTGTGCCACCGTACGTTCAGCGGCCAATAGTTCGTTGTTCGCGTCGTGCGGCAGCCAGCAATCGCCGTAGGCATAGCGTTTGGCCTGCAGGTCGACGATGTATTCGCCAATGTGCTTGCCCACGCCTTCCATGTAGTCGATGACGCGGTACTCGAATGGAGCCAGTTGCGCGAACCAGATGGCTGTCTTGTCGGCCCGACCCAAGTCCCAGAAGATGTGCACGGGCTTCGTCGGGTCGTACGGCACGGTGCGGATGCGATCGGCCGACTCACGCAGTTCCTTCGCGTAGACAGCACCCATTACTGGCGTCTCGAAGCTGCACAGGAACTCCTGCTCGAAGTACGCAGTACCCAGCGTCTCGCCGTAGTCCGCGATGTACTCAGCCAGCAGCCGGTCGAGCTGCTCCGTCGACAGAATGCCGGTGTCCTTAGCGGTCAGCACTTGGGCAAATGCGTTCGGATCGTCCTTGGCGGCTTGCAGCGTGCGGTAAGCGTGGTTCTTCCCACGCGGCGTGGTGTTGAAGATCTGCCAGCCGCCGTTCTCCGCCAGAATCGGGCGAAGATATGCCTTTGCCGCAGGATTGGACAGCGCCCACTCCGAGTACACAAGGCCAATCGGAGGCGAGCCAACCAACGAGTTGAAGTTGTCCGAGCCAACCACTTGCCATGTGCTCCCATTAACGAATTCGATGTACATCTCTTGGTCGTTCTTGCGCTTGCGGATGGCCTCCGGAAAGGCCTCGTCGATACGCTTCTTGCCCGTGTGCGGGTTGATTGCGTTCCAAATAGCCTTCTTGGCCTGCGACGCCAGCGGCAGCATGTACCAGTAGGTGCCTACTCGCTGGAAGGACGCTACAGCCGTCCAGTGCAGCCCTAGTTCGTCCTTGCCTGCCCGACGGTGCCACACAATCTCAGCGTGACGGCCGCCGTGCTCCAGATAGTCCCAAGCCCCGCGCTGGTAGGGCCGAGGCGTCCAGTTGTTAGGCAGCTTGACCGTTGCCATCGCCACTGAACCGCACAATCTGGATGGTGAACGGCTCGCCACCTTTGCCCGTCAACTCCGTCTGCTGCACAGCTTTGCCATATGCTCGGTCGATGATGTATTGCGCGGCAGAGAGGCGGTTACGCTCGTTCTCGCCGTGCTCCATGATCGAACCAATTACATTCAGCGCATCGGGCGTTCTCTTCTTGCATGCGTCGATAAGGTCGAGCTCCTCCTGCGTGCGCTTTATACGTCCGCCTGGATTTCCCGATTTACCTTTTTCGAATGGCATTGCTAAATATTGCTTTCAGTTAATTACTTCTTCTTGCCCAAGACCTTATTGGCCTTCGCGTCGATCTTGGCCTTCGAGCTCTCGCTAAGCTTCCCAGCCTTTTCCATCTGGCTTGCACGGGCCTTCGCGTTCTTGGCATGGCTCTTATCGGGCATCGGATATTTGCGCTCGCCAGGCATGCCGAATTCGGATTTCGACAGCTTGTTGCGTGCTTTAGCTTTGAGTTCAGCCATGATGTTTCTCGCTTAGGCCGGCGCGCCCACACGATTTGCGCGGATCGTGCCGTATGCCGTCATGGTCGATACCGTGAACGTGGATTTGGCGACCAGATAAACCGTGGTCGTCGCAGTAATCGAAAGACGTACCGCAGGCACTTCCATTGCCATTACAGCAGCAGGAACCGAAGCTGCCTGGTTCCAGATCATCGTCGGATCGGTGCCCAGGCCACTGCCGCCGGTTTGGCCGGATACCGTCGCGCTGGTCAGCGAGACGCTAGTCGTGATGTTGGTCACGCTGGTAGTTGCGGCAGGATTGAAGTCGATGACACCGGAAATATCCCAGTCGCCAGCGGTCAACGTGATGGAGGTGACGTTTGCTGCGGTATTGGTCGTCAGCGAGACAGCCGAGCCAACAGGGACAGAGGAGGTGACGAGGGTGCCGAGATCAGACGAGGCCACGCCGAAATATTTGGTCATGGTGGCTCCTTATTTGTTCAGACCACGATCTTTCGGCGCACGAACGCCATTGAGCCGAACAGGCTCAGGCTTCGGACCGCTTGGAGGTTTACCGCCGTGGAATGCACCGGCTTTGGCTTCGCGCGACTCGCGTGCGCAATTTGCTGCGACTTGGGGATTGCCCCCGTCTTTGAGACCGCTCATGATCACCCCGATTAAAACTGATTAAGGCGCATTGGCCCGTAGCTTTAATGGTAGTGATCTATGTAAACGGTGGCGAGAACTAAATTGTCATGACACTGGGAATATTCCAATCAGTCAGATCGACATAGCCCCATAACGTGAACGAAAGCTGTTCATGGATCCACCTTAACCTAGCAGAGTAAGCTTGCCGTGAAATATTCAGCGTCGCCGCTTTGGCCTTTTGTGGGCCCTCGCAGCAATATTCAATCTCAAGGATTTTGACTGCCTTTGGCGTGAGAGTATTCACAGCCATCGACACAAGCTTTACGTTTGTCGGGCGCTGATGAAGAAGGCTCCCGCGATATTTGGCCCATTCAATCAACTCCCCTTTGATCTTCTCAAACTGTCTCACGGTGGCGTCTCCTCGATCACGTTCTTCTTCTCCGTGATCTCTCGCGCGCCTTGGTCAAACAACACAGCGAGCCAGATTGCACATGCAAAGCCAGCAAAGAATGTCAGGATGAGGAGTGCGGTGAAGGGGAAATCAGATTCGGTCATGGTTCGTCTCCTTCATAGACTGATGCCAGTTCGGGCTCCGGGGCGTCGGTGAAATCGTCCGTTTCGGAATAGGTCACTGCAGGTGGCGCGGCCTTCAACGCCTTGAGCTTGGCCTTGTAAGCGGCCTTGATCTGCTTGAGGTCGTCGATGGTGTAGTGGCGAGGTGTGTTGTCGGCTTCCAGGGCTTCGACCCGTGCGAGGCCGATGCGAGCGATCAGGCCGATGCGGTAGTCGACTGCGCGGCCGGCGCCATGGCGATTACAGATGACCAGTTGGCGGTGTGCGTTGTCCTCGTGGAAGCGCAGATGTGGCGCGCTCCCGGTCGAGCGGTAGTGACCACAGTCCCATGCGGAGCCGGTCAGGTACTCTTTCGTCGACGTGCGACCGCAGCAAATGCAAGCATTCCCCTCGTCGCGTGCGCGAATATAGGCATTGAACACGGCCTGCGTTTCCCTGAGCCAGTCCGAGCGCGTCTTGAGCGCTTGCTTGCGCTCGCGCGTCTCTTTGCGCTCCTTTTGCTCGCGTAGGCGCCTGGCAAAGCTCGACGCACATGGAGCGCTGCATACCTGCTGACCAATCCTCTGCTGCTTGAATGGCGTACCGCAGTTTGAGCACTTGCGCTCGCGAAGCGCAGGCGTCGACTTGAGGATCGGCCCGCGCTGTCCGAGCGGAGCCTTGCGCTTGAGAGGCGAGCGGGAGAGGGTCATTTCCACTCGCTCCGGGGCAGCAGCCGGGCGGTCATCGTGTCCGTATCGATCTCGATGTTGCCGTAGTCGCCGTATTCGAAATACTCGTGGCTGAACGCCTCGCGAGCCTTCTCCATGCGCGGCGTGATGTCGTCTTCGTCATCCGGCAGCGGATGCTTGGCGTTGATGATGTCGTGGATCGCGTCCGGATCCTTGAATTGGATAATCACTTTCATCGTTCAGGTTCTCCCGTTGTTGTTTGTCTGCGCTAGCGCGCGAAATGGTCTCGTCAGGCCCTCATCCGCACGCCCAGGCGAAGCATCAGCCGGGCGAATTCCAGGGCGGCGCGATTCTCTAGGTGGTATTGCCGTTTTGTCATGGTTAACCCTCCAGCATCTTCTCGGCACGGCGCCGAATCACATCCGCAAACCCGATGGCCTGCTCGGGGG